TCTCATCGTCGTCATCAACACCTTCGATAAGAAGGTCAGCATGTATCTCATAAACAGCATAGCGGTCATCGTCGGTAAGCGAGTAGCCCCCGTCTTCCGCTTTCTTCTCTTCAATGTCTGTGTGGTAGGGTTCTGGATCACCGAGGTCTACATCGCGGTAGAACCCCCCAGCTTGTAGCTTCTTCAACTCGTTCTTTGTCTTACGCATTACGTGCGTTACACGCTCTGCAGCTTCAATGTTCGACGCACCGTAGGGTACGATCACATCCTCTGCGGAAATATAGACAGCGACCTGACGTCCTAGATTAGGATCATAGTAGACCTTTTTAAACGCAGAACCTGCCAAGCCAAGGCTATAGAGCATACGTTCGTGTTCTGGGCGGTACTCAACCATGTTCTCGGTGAGTTCGTAGTTCATGTCAGCTTTGACACGTTCAGCGGCTTCTGTCTTTTCTTTAGTCTCTTGTCCAAGCACTCTAGTCTTTACAGGGCCAGCGGCAGGCATAGTCTCACTCATAGTCTCTGCTTGGAACCTAATAGCGGCCTCGGCTAGGACTGTAGAGTTAACACCACATGCACCCTCCCACGGGTCTGAACGCTCTTCGTACTTAAAACCAAGCACGTCTAAGCCTTTGACGAACGTGTCTGCCCAGTCTTTGCGTCCTTCTATGTCCGTTGTTATCTGACCAACAAGATCACTGGACAGGGTTTCGAGGGTATCTTCTTCTAGTAACTCGGCTAGGTTTGCGCCAAACTCAGAGAGGTCCATCTCGTCACCGGGGATTATGGTAATCTCCATGCTACCGTCAGATAGAGTGACAGACTCAGGATCAACGATCTCAATCTCCATTTCGGGGACTTCCATCTCCTCTATGCCCTCAAGATCACCTTCTAAGTCTTTTAACCCTTCTGGGGCAGCGTATACGCCTTTTTCAATAGCCATGTGTCACCTTTAATAATACCCGCCTCGGCGCTGTTTAAAATACTGCTGTTCTTCTGGTTCGTCGCTAGGCAACCGTATAAAGCCGCCCTGTCTAAAACGCATCAAAGCCATCACCGTCGAGTCTACAAGGTCGTCATTACTCATAAACGGAAATCCTGCAATCTCTTCAACCACTTCTTCTGCCCACCTTGTCTGCGGAACCCAGCAAAGCCCAGATGCCACAATGTCTGCAACAGAGTTAAGTCTGGCTAACTTATCACCCGACCCTCTATGTGGTGTGTACTCAGACACTGGTAGACCCATACGTCGCATCTCTTGATACAAGGCTACACCAGAGCTTTTCTTCTCCACAATGAACGAGTCTGGTTCCCAGTCGTTGTACTCTTCCATCGCAAGCTGCTTAAGTTCTGGGAACTCTATACGCTGTTTTATGCTATTTAACAATATAATATTGTAAGCGCTGGTCTCTTCGTTCAAGAACACCCCCCATGTGGTAAGCGCTGTAAAGTCTGCACGGTTGTGTTTCTCGGCTGCAGCGTCAAGCGACATGATAATATATTCACAGGATGGGGGCGAATCTTTAATCCACTCGTTCCACCACTCACGTTTAACAATAGCGGCTTCTTCTGTGGTAGGCTGCTGCTGATACTGCGAGTTCCACTGGAACACAGGCATAGAGGCTTTGGTACGTAGTAGGGCTTCTAAGTCAAAGAACTCAGGCCATAACGGCTTCTGAGTTGTCTTTTTGGTTTTCTTGTTAACGACGTCTAGGATGGCGGGGAACTCAACGACTTCATACTGATCCGCACGTTCGTTCTTACCCATGTCACGTACCACACGCCCAGTAAGATCATCTAAGTGCCAACGTGTTTGTATAATAGCCACACGTCCTCCCGGCATGAGACGTGTCCGAGCGCCGAGGGTAAACCACTCATACGCCTTCTCAAAGACACCGAAGTTCCCGTTGATTACGTCTTGTTCAGAATGTGGATCATCAACAAGCAGTAAATCTGCGCCCCGACCAGCGAGAGCAGAACCAATTCCACAAGCATAATACTCTCCCCCTACGTTGGTATTCCAACGACCCGCTGACTTACTGTCTTGTGCCAGCTTTACGGTAGGGAATATAGACCTGTAATCGTCTAGGGCTATCAAGTTACGCACCTTACGACCAAAGTCTACCGCTAGGTCTGTGGTGTGAGACACCATCATAACCTTCTTGTCCGGGTTTCTACCTAAGAACCATGCTGGAAAGAAGATAGACACAAGCTGTGATTTGCCGTGGCGTGGTGGGATGTTAACACAAATACGGTCTTTCTCACCCCTTTCGATGTCCATAAGTAGGTCAGCAAGGATGCGGTGGTGCTTACCCACGATAAATTCAGGCATCATAAGTTTGCAGAACTCAATCAGATCGTCATACGCTAGTTTGTTTTTGGACCTTGTAGACAGTTCGTCCACCATACGGTCAATCTCAGCCACTTCTTCCTCGCTAAACGAGTCAAGGTTAGTCAACATTGTCTCAATATCGTCTTCGCTAAAGTCAAAACCCTCAGTCATCGTCGTCAAACCCAAACTCTTCGTCAACATCTAGTGTTTTAGCGGTCAGAATGGTGGCATCTTCTACTTCTGGCTCTGGATTTACCAGTTTTGCCAGCTTACTGCGGAGTTTTTCCTTGATATCGTCGGTGGTTTGGTGGGTAATGGTCACTTCAGACTTCTCTGTGAACAGTCCTACGTCTGATATCTTACCCATAAGCTCTATAGCACGCATTCGTACACGTGGATCAGGGTTTTCTGACTCTATGATGAGCTTGTTTGTTACTAGGTTACGCAGTTGTTTGGAAGATTCCACCACAGAATGGTTAAATTCCTCTATTATAGCCCCTGCCATCCTAACAGATGGGGGTGTTAGCTTTGCTGCGCGTTTGTTTGTGACCTTCCGAGACGTCTTATCGGGTTCCTGCGCGTACGCAGTGGCTAAAACAGCCGCAACCTCTTTGTCATTCTCGTCTGGAGTGGTGTCTAGCCCGTGTTTTTCTAGTTCTTCTACTGTGTTAGACAGTGCAAAGGTACGTTCAGGTAAAGGAATTTGCTTCACTTCATCCTCTAAGGGTACACCTAGTTCGGGTATCAGATTCAATGTCATATCATTTCGCAGGTTATTAACCGTGTAACGTAGTAATAGGGTACAAAAAATTTTTTGGCAAGGGTTTCTAAAAAGGGGTGGGGGGTTTTCAAAAAATACCAATTTATTCACGCAGATTAGTATTACTAGCGTGTCACACCCATAAAATGCCACAGCGGGACGGGTGGGGTAGGGTACCCTATTTTCATTGGTGATTTAGGGAGTTCCCTAAATGGATTTGGCCTTGGATATCAAGTTCTATCCATTGTGTAACACGTCATGACATGGCAATATGTAAGTGTCAGAAGGGTTTGATATCCAAGCCCAGACAAATCGGAGACTATAACATGTCACAAGTAAAAACAGCTCAAACGTCCAATATCAAATTCTCTAAAGATATCATGGATAAGGTTACCGCCGCATTCACTACCACGTTTCAAGGGGACGCGGACGTTGCGATCAAGTGGGATGATCTAAAGACGGACATACGCTGGACCGATACCGTTGCACCTACCAAGGCCAACTTGGCTAATGGTAAATCTACTTGCGAGGCGGAGCAATTCACTCAACTGAAGGAGGTTGTGAAATCTGTATTGCTTCAATTTGGCAAGGGCGCAAGTACTACGGAAGTAGGTTCTAAGGTCAAGGACATTAAGAACGCTATGATGCTACGACAGGACCCCGTGGTATACGCAGAGACTAAGGGGAACCTTACCAAGATTGAGAGCGTCCGCGAGGGTGTTGTTACTCTGAAGACTAAGGTTGAGCTAACAGCTGAAGAAAAGAATGCCAATATGCAACGCTCTAATCTGGCCTTTATCAACAACAATAAGGTTGAGCTTGGCAATCGATACAAGACCCTACGCAATGCGAGCCTATCATGCATGGAAACAATGGGTATAAAGGTATAATCTAAATGGGGCTGGTAATAACGCCAGCCCCAAACCAACTGGAGTAAAAATTATGGAAGATAAATTCAAACCCGCTTTTCCAGAAAGCAATTTGGTTGCATTCATTACTTTAATTAACCAACTGGAACACGCACAAGATAACTTCCGAGGTAAAACATCTATAACATCTTATGACATCGACACTATGAAACACGCCTATAATTACCTAAGACACAACACCGAATACAATTAACATCAAGGGGAGCCGAAAGGTTCCCCATTTTTTTATGCCCTATGATACCAGTAGTAGTGTAGCGTTCCGCCTCACACGATAGCTTGCGCCCCACCACTCAACGTGCTACACCGACACCACGCCACACTACTAGGCCCGCTTCGGCGGGTCTTTTTTTCATTTAGGGAAATCCCTAAACGTAGGATACCAGTAGTTATGCAGCGTCACGCCCTGACACGCTAGGCCATGTTCCCCAAGGGTTACGACACAGGGTACTTCATTTAGGGACTTCCCTAAACAGTACGATACCAGTAGTTTTGTAGCGTCACGCCCGTCGTATGCGCTAACCCATTGATAACAAAGCTAAGTACCGTAAGTACCGTTTGAAAAGCACCCTAAATGGAGCCTAAGTCGTTGATAACAAAGCTAAGTACCGTAAGTACCACTTATTTATATATATATATATTTATTTTATTGAAGAGAGTAAGAGGGGGTCTTCTCGCTTAAAAACCTTTCTCAGACCTAGACATATACATAAGGGTACTTAGCTACTTAGCTACTTAGCTTTGTTATCAAGTACTTACAGACCCCCACAACGTCACAGAACGTCACACAACACTAATACACACCTAACGATTTATTCTACCACGTATTGACATTTCCTGATACTTGTGATATAACTATAGAATAGTTAGCATCCAGTTAGCTATCGGGGCGCACCTGTGTCTTGTTACAGCAACACTTATTGTCATTTAGGGAAATCCCTAAATGGAGGGAGTACACACTATGTCTTATCGTCCCGAATGTATCGGTTGTGGCGCTACTTACAGCCTACGCCGTCAACAGATCGGCTACAATGTTTGCCTAGATTGCGGTGACTATCAAGCCACCAGTCAACGTGCAAGCTGGTGCGTAGTACCGATGCCCAAGCAAGGCTACACCCGAGTGACTAAAAAGTCAGCCTTGTTAGACCTCAACCAGAAAACACGTTAGGAGTACGTGATGAAATATAAAGGGATAGAACAAGCCTCCGAGTTGGAGCTTGAAGTAAAAGTTGTTGAGGAGTTGCAAGATAAAGCAACCTACACAATAACCGCGTGTCAAAATCTTTCTGATGATGCTGTGTCTGTTAAGCTATCTACAGAAGAAGTCATACGCTTGCGTGACCACCTAAGTTTTATTTTGGTACACAACGACAGGGATAAAGAGTGGGCGGCTAAATACATTCGGAGGTCATGGGTTGATAACCCTGACAACGAGGAAATTACAGAATAACATCAACCATTTAGGGAAATCCCTAAATCAAACAGGAGTACCGACTATGAATACTATGACCGAGACATCACACACCAAAATGATGGAAGACTGGAAAGCCCACGTCACAACGACACCATCAATATCATCAGCGGCAATGATCGTTGACTTCAACGCAAGCGTCTGGACTGCACGCAAGAAAGACCACAAAGCGTCCGAAGCAGTGAACTACGCAAACAACGCAGAAAATGGCGTTGCCAATGTGTCTAAGAACTTACTAGGCACCTGCCCCGAACTGCTCGCGATACAGAAGTTTGTGAACAACCTACGCAACCTACACTACAGCATGACCATGCCGTGGTCAGACAATGGATCGCGCCTGATAACCACAGCGGCGTACTTCGACTATCACAAGGCAATGACTTATGGCATCGACGAGTGCTACCGCTTGGTCAAAGTCTTTGGTGAGGTGTATCCGTTCCTAGTACCATCTGCCCAAGCCAAACTAGGTAGTATGTTTAAGCGTGACGAGTACCTCACACTAGAACACGTTATGCAGAAGTTCTCATTCCGTCTAAACTACACACCACTACCCGAAGCAGGTGACTTCCGTATCGACATTGGCAACGAAGCTACGGCGGCAATCAAGGAAAACTACGAGGCCCATTTCACGGCTTCAATCAAGACAGCAATGAATGATGTGTGGCACAGGTTACATGACAACCTGACTACGCTTGCTCACGAGTTGGACGTCAACGAAAAGGGCAAAGGTAACCGCTTGTATGACAGTGTGTTTGAACAGGCTATCGAACTGACCAAGATGCTGGGTACGTGTAACGTGACAGGTGATAGCCAGATGGAAGCGATGCGCCGCCGTTTGGAAGACGCACTGCATGGGACTAACGTAGATCAGTTCAAGAAATCACCCACGTTCCGTGAAGAGACACGTAGCAAAATCACAGCGGCGATTGCCGCACTACCAAGTCTGGATATGTAATGAAAGGTACTATCCGCGAATTTCTATGTGACTTAATCGAGGTGGTGGCAGTCTTTGCCATCCCCTTACTTGTTATCTGGGGCGCTTATGGCCTCGGACTAATCGAATTGTTTTAATCATTTAGGGAAATCCCTAAATCAACCGGAGTATAGATTATGAACCAAGCACATCAAATGTACGCACTGAGCCTAGACGAGGGTGTTACTCTTGTCGCGGCTATCGGCCACCAACGTACTGTTCTATTTCAAGGTGATCTCGGCAACGGCAAATCATCAACACTGCCCGAGTTGGGCAAGCTCAAGCCAACACATAGGACGTTCTATGTAGACTGCACAAGCCTCGACCTTGGTGACA